CATTCCTTGATCAATCATATATTCAGTTAAAGATGTTATATAGTCTTTTATTTCTAGTTTCTTACCTGGTTCTTCATTTAGTTTTGGGAAACCCACTGTGATGCTATCTCTTTTGTGTTCTATAATAGCTGTATTAGGTATTAGTCTGGATAAGTATCTATATAGGTTATCTATATCGGTATTGCTTTTGTTTATTCTATCTTCTACTACGGTAGTTTCTTCAGGAGAAAAATAATTCTCCATAAAACCTTCTATATTAGAACTTAATATAATAATTACATTGCGCTCTAAGGGGGCTTTTGCCGTTAGCGCGCCTGCACAGGCATGTCATTATGGAATTTATCGATATCATCGATCACCACCCCACCATCTACCGT